AGCAATGACAAACCAAGTACCTAGCAACCTAACTAAGGGTTCTACATCAGGTTCTTGTTCTGCTGTTGTTATGGGTGACTTCTCTCAAGCAATCTTAGGATTATTTGGTGGTGGAGTAGAGATTACAGTTGGTGAGGACAGTGATGACTTCGCTAAAAACTTAACTTCTGTTAAGGCTGTAGTTGCATTTGATGTTGCTGTTCGTCATGCACAATCATTTGCTGCAATCTTAGACGTAACCACATAATTGGTTTACTATAGGGGGTATCACACCCCCTTTTTTTTTTATGAAAGTAAAGTGTTTAGAAAACGTATGTGCTAGTGGATCTGCACTAGAAGCTGGAGAGACATACGACATAAGTGAACGTGATTTTGCATTGTTAAGTTCTATGGGAAAAGTAATAGAAGCTCCTATAGAAGTAACAAAACCTAAAAAAACACCAGTAAAGAAAAAGTAAATGGCACTAACTGAAGATGCTGACACCTTGAACGTATATCTAAACGACTTTGGTGTAAGTTGTCAGATTGGTAGTGGCACTGCTTTTAAAGGTATTTTAGATAAACCTACAGATGTAATTGGTGGTGGTCTTGCTACATCTGTTGAATATTTATTAACATCAAAAACAACTGATGTTACATCTGCATCTCGTGGCACAGCAATATCTGTAGATTCTACAAATTACACCGTCAGAGAAAACTTGCTCATAGATGATGGCAGTTTCACTACACTATTATTGAGTAAGGTCTAATGGCAGATACAAGACGAGAGCTAATATTAGCAAGAATGAAAACTAACTTAGATGCTATTTCTAATGCCACTGTTTATAGATCTAGAGTAGAACCGATAGCAAGGGCGGAAACACCTGCAATAATTATTGAGCCTGTAGAAGATAATCCTACAGATACTAACTTTTTTGACAAATTAGATTGGTCAATGAGGGTAAGAGTGTCAACAATTGTTAGGGCTGCCGTACCAGATGACGATTCTGATACATATACGCAGCAAGTTCATCTAAGATTAATGGCAGATCAAACTATAAATTCGTATGCTCTGGATCTAACGCCAGACCGTACTGATTTTAGTTTGGTTGAGGCTGATGTACCTCTTGGTATAATTAGTCAAGATTTTATTGTACGTTATCGTACAAGTAGATCTGATTTAACTGCTGCATGATTTCATGGCTAAACTAAATACAGAAGTGCCTAATCCTGGTGAGGGTGGAACATATATGTTCGATCCAGAAACAGGAAAAAGTACACTAGTTCCAGAAACCGATTCCTCCTCTGACAATGGCTCTAACAAGAACGACAAAACTACTAGCAAAGATTGAATCATCTTATGGGAGTAATCCATCTCCTGTAGCTGGTTCTAACGCTATTCAAGTTACTGATATAGAAGTAACTCCTATTGAATCTGACAATGTACAAGCATCTGCTTTTCAAGGATTTTTAGGTAACAGCACACAAGGTACATTACTTGCAAACAAACGTGTAGCTGTAACATTTGGTGCTGAGTTATCAGGATCAGGTGCGGCGGGTACTGCAAGTGCCTTATCACCTCTTTTAAAAAGTTGTGGACTTTCTGAGACTATAGCTAGTTCAACTAGTGTTACTTATGCTCCTGTTAGTTCTTCTTTTTCTAGTTGTACAATTCTGTGTTTCTATGGTGCGACAAGGCACGTTATAACAGGGTGCAGAGGAACAGCTACTATCTCAATGACAGCAGGTCAGTTTGCTCAGATTAACTTTGAGTTCACTGGAATATATAATGCACCAGATAGTACTGCAATGTCAGGTACATTTACAGTTGCTAATCAATCAGCAGCACTAGAAGTAAATGATACAAACATTACAACTGCAACATTTCATGGTGCTACATCACAGAGGATAGAATCTTTTGATTTAGCTCTCAATAATGAAGTTCTTTATAAAGAAACAGCATCTAGTCAGGAAGTACTGATTACTAATCGCGCACCAGGTGGTACTGCTGTTATAGAAGAGCCTGTAAGAGCAACAACAGATTACTTTGCTAAAGCTGTTGCTACCGCCACTGGTAATACTTCTATAGTTCTCGGTGCTACTGCTGGTAACATTATTACTGTTAATGTTCCACAAACAGATATAACAGGAGTTACTAGAGGAGACACTGGTGGGGTCAATAGCTTGAGTTTACCCTACTTGGCATTACCTACAACAGCAGGTAATAATGAGCTAAGTATTGTAATGACTTAATTTATGGCATTAGTCTTTAAAAAAATTGCTGAATACGATTGGCAAGTTACTGTAGAGACACCTGATAAAGGTAAATTTAAGCAAGAGACATTTACGGCTAAATTTAAGAATATTGGTCGTAAAGCTTTTGCAAAACTTGTTGAGGAACAAGATGATGAGGATTTTGTAAAAAGTGTACTAGTTGGTTGGTCAGGTATAAAGGATGATGAAGGTAACGATGTACCATTTAACGATGAAAACTTTGAGGCGTTAACTGATAATCATTTTATTGTTAAAGGTATTATTGAAGCTTTTGGTGAAAGTATGAGAGGAGCTTCTGAAAAAAACTAAGAGAGGTTGCGAAGTATTGGGTGCAAGGAGAAGTTATAGATGAAACTGTTGAAGCATTAAAAGCATTTGGTGCAACAGAAGAACAAATCGCAGCCGAGAAAAAAAACAAAAGAACTGGTGATTGTATAGTTTGGGAGGAAAATAGAGAGATTGTTAATATGTTTTGGAAGTTATCTACGCAGTGGTATGTCAGTATGGCTGGATTAACTGGCATAAACTATAAATCTTTGGAATACTTGTGTAAAATATATACAGTTAAAGATTCTGTTGCTATGTTTGAAGGAATACAAGTAATGGAATACGAAGCATTGAAACTAATGCAGAAGGATAAAAAATAATGGCAAATAAAGAAACAAAACTAAAATTTAAAGTTGGTATTGAAGGTGTAGATAAACTGCGTGGATTAACATCTAGTTTAAAAAAGCTTAATGACAATTCTCTCCTTTCTACAAGCTCTAGTAAAAAATTATTAGTAAGTTTACAAAAACAAAAAAAAGCAGCCACAGAAACTATAAGTGGTACAAGATCATTATCAAATTCATATAGACAACTAGCTAATTCAGTAAAAATTGGTAGTAGAGAATTTAAGATTGCTACAGCAAGAGCAGAACAGTTAGAAAGAAAACTAAGAAAACTTAATACAACTGCTAAAAAAGGTCGTAGTTTAAAAGGTATGGCACAGATAGGAGGTGCAATAGCAGGTGCTAGTGTTTTTGGTGGTGTAGAAGGTGCAATTGGTGCAGGTATAGGAGGCATTGTAGGAGGCGCACCTGGTGCATTAGTTGGTGGTGCTATTGGCGCACAAGTAGGACAGTTTACTGGAGCATTAGCAGAAGTAGCACAATATGATGCTGCGTTAGAAAAGCAAAGAAAAGCATTACGACTAGTTATAGGTAACACTGATGAATACAACAAAGCACAGGCATTTTTAGCAAAAACCTCAAAAGATTTAGCAATACCACAGGATGTAATTGTTAGACAATTTACTTCATTAACTGCTTCTGTAAAAGGTGCTGGTTTATCTGTAGATGATGCAAAAAAATCATTCTTGGCAATTGCTTCTGGTATTAGAGGTACTGGTGGTTCGCTAGAGGATATGAAGTCTGCAATGCGAGCAACATCACAGGTGTTTTCAAAAGGTAAGGTATCAGCCGAAGAATTGAGACAACAACTTGGTGAACGCTTGCCAGGAGCTTTTACATTGTTTGCAGAATCAATGGGAATGGTTCCAGCAGATTTAGATAAAGCATTAGAGCAAGGAAAAGTAACACTAGAAGATTTCTTAGGATTTAGTCAAAAATTATTTGATGAGTATGGAGAGAATGCAAAAATTCTTGCACAAGCACCAGAAGCAGCAGGAGATAGATTACAAACAGAAATAAGTAATTTAAAAGATAATTTAGGTGATTTGTTAAGACCTATAGGTGCAGAGTTTCAAGCAGTGTTCGGAGAAATTGTAGGAATTATAAATGACGCAATAACAGCTTTTAAAAAATTTATGGGTATAGGTTTAGAAAATGCTATATCAAAAGCAGAATCTGCTGTTGCAAAAGCACAGAAAAATTTTGACAGAGTAAGTGGTTTAGATGATAGTCCTAGAAACAGAAATTTAAAAGCACAGGCACTTAATCAACTTGCAATTGCACAAGGCCGCCTTAATGATTTGAAAGCAGAGCAAAATAGACTCGACGAGGAAACTATTAAAAACGAGGATAAAAAACTTAAAAAAAGTATGTCTACATTTGATAATTTGAAGGCTGGTATGCAATCTTATGTGCAAAGTATTAGTGATATGAATAAACAAATACAAGATGCAACAGTAAATGCATTTAAAGGGATGGAAAATGCACTTGTAAATTTTGTTATCACAGGAAAATTAAATTTTTCAGATTTGGCAAGATCAATAATTGCAGATATTACAAGAATAGCCATACGACAAGCTATTATTGCACCAATTCTTGGTGCTATATTTCCAAGCTTTGGAGTAACAAAGACTACTACTGGAACAGGTGAAGTTACAATGGCAAGTTTCAACGCAAAGGGTAATGTATACGATAAAGGTTTAAAAAAGTTTGCAAAAGGCGGCATCGTGAGTAGTCCTACTATTTTTGCTTATGGATCTGGAGGTTATGGAAATTTTGGATTAATGGGCGAGGCGGGTGCGGAGGCTATACTTCCTCTTAAACGTGGGCGTTCTGGTAATTTAGGGGTTGAGGCTTCTGGTGGTGCTACTAATATAGTTGTAAATGTAGATGCTTCTGGTTCATCTGTTGAGGGAAGTGAACAAGGTGGTAGAGAACTTGGTCGTGTAATTTCAGTTGCGATACAATCAGAATTAATTAAACAAAAACGACCAGGAGGATTACTTGCATAATGGCAACTTTTCCAGCTACACCTGTAGCATCATTTCCTATAATAAAAAAACAAAGTCCTAAAACTCGTATCGTAAGTTTTGCTGATGGTTTTGAGCATAGAATTACTTTTGGTCTAGCAGAAAATCAAAACCCTAAAGAATATAATTTAACTTGGAAAAATATTACATTGACAGAATCAGATACTATTATGGATTTTCTAAATGCTAGGGCTGTTGATAATGATAGTTTTGATTACACCCCACCAGGAGAATCAACATCGTATAAGTTTGTTGCACAACCTGGTTACAATGAAAGTATAGACTATGCAGATAGAGCAACAGTTACTGCGACATTTAGACAAGTTTTTGAACCATGAGTACTGCTCCGATTATTACTGATCTGCAAAAGATTAATCCTTCAGCAATAATTGAATTATTTACACTTGTAACCACAACAGCATTACATGGATCTGATACAACCTATAGATTTCATGCTGGTACAAATCTCAATTCAAACGCAAATATAATTTGGGCTGGTAATACATATACAAAAATGCCAATACAAGCTGAAGGTTTTGCATATCAAAATGGACAACTACCTAGACCAACCCTTACTGTCAGTAATGCAATAGGAACAATTTCTGCAATATTAGCAACTGTTAATGCTACTACTACAGGTAATGATCTGACAGGAGCGACAGTTACAAGAATTAGAACTTTGGCACGTTACCTTGATGCTGCCAACTTTTCTGGAGGTAGTAATCCATTAGGAACTCCAGATCCTACAGCAGAGTTTCCGCAGGAAATTTACAAAATAGATAGAAAATCAGCAGAAAATAGAGAAATTGTTACTTTTGAATTAGCTGCTGTTTTCGATCTTGCAGGAATTAGAGCGCCTAAAAGACAGGCAACTCGTTCTATATTTCCTTCTATTGGTACATTTAACGCATGAGTTGGAAATATAAAGCACTACTTCATGCTCAACGAGAAGATCCAAAGGAATCTTGTGGTCTTTTATTAAATATTCGAGGAAAAGAAAAATATTTTCCTTGTCGTAATTTATCAATGACAGATCATCAATGTTTTATTATTGATCCAGAAGATTATGTAAAAGCAGACAACACTGGAGAAATTACAGCAGTTGTTCATAGTCACCCTGTAACACCTCCTACACCTAGTCAAGCAGATCAGATAGCCTGTGAACAAAGTAATCTTCCGTGGCATATTGTTAATCCAAAAACAGAACAATGGGGATATTGTGAACCTTGTGGATATAAACCACCTTTATTGGGCAGACCTTGGGTTTGGGGTGTTACTGATTGCTGGAGTCTAGTAAGAGATTGGTATAAAAAAGAAAAAGGTATTGAACTTAGAGATTGGGATAGACCTGTAACACCAGAAGAATTTATTTTAAATCCAATGTTTGAGCAATGTGCTTGTAGGACTGGTTTTAGAGAACTTAGACCAGAAGATAAAATTATGAATGGTGATTTATTATTTATGTCTATCGGATCTCCTGGTTTAAATCATGTAGCTATTTTCTTGGATGGAGATGTTTTACATCATTTAACAGATAGACTATCTTGTAGAGAACCTTATTCTCAATGGTTATTGAAATGCACAGGAGGGAGGTATCGTTATGCTTCGTAAATTAAAACTATATGGAGAGTTAGCAGAATTTATTGGACATAAAGAATTCGAGGTGAAGGTAAATTCAATATCTCAGGCAGTAAGTTTTCTTGTTTGTAATTTTCCAAAATCAGAAGCGTATATAGCAGAAAGAACATATAAAATATTGGTTGGTGATTATGA